TTATTTTAGAATGTCTAATAATGAGTTAAATAAGGTTGCTCCGCCTACCGTCAAGTCGACGACAATAGAGCAAACTGTGGAGAGGGACGCCATTGCGTGTTCTCCTAGGTCCGTCCAAGATGACGTTAAGGAAACCAACGCTGCGCGCAAACAGGGCAGGGAAGGTAGAGAAGGTGCTCCGGATACGGGTCCGGTTAGGGGTCGAAGCGGCGGCTCCTTTTGCCACGATTGTGGTAAACAAGGTGGTGGCATGAAGATGAAGAAAGGTAAGCGTTACTTCTGTTGCCCACACTGTGGGGATCGCCCACGAGAAAAGCCGAAGGGCAATTCTGGTGGTACAAGAGTTAGTAAGTCAGTGGACCTGATTGAAGAGTCTTGTCGCGATTCCTTGGACCGCATAGATGGCGAAGAAATTGCGCGTAGGGAGGCTATACAGGCACTTATCCAGCGCAAGGAGGATGAACTTAAGGAGAGAGAACGTGAAGATGAACTGGTGGCAGAGGCAGAAATGCAGAGAATACTCGCACAGATTCAGAAATTGAACTATGATAAGAAAGAAGGATTGCCGTTGGAGGGCGGTCCAACTTGTTTTCTAGTGACAATCATCTTCATAATGTTCCTACTTAATGATATTGACAGGGTTGTGTTTTGGACCAGTCTTTATCTTTTTGTTCAGACCTTTTGGACGATTTGGTCCATGGCCTTTGGTAAAATATACTTTGGCTTTTTCTTCTTTGTCGGCGTGTGTACTATGCCATTCACTTCCGAGCGACCATATATGACGGTCTGTGTTCGAGTAGGCAAGAAAACAAGTTGCGTTCCTAAGCAACAGGGTTGGCTTGATAGACTCCGGGGTGTTGCGCCAGAGGCATTTAGAGTTGCGGATATGAGAACTGACCGCAATGCAGCAGGAATTATGAAACACGTCGATTCCTTAAATACCGAAATTACAATTAGTAGGTATTTTTATTGGTTCCGCTTCGGCACAGACAAAGTTGTTGTGTCTCACGAAGCAATTTTTCAACTACTTGACACAGACATAATTGTAGGAAAGTCTGATGCTGATGTTGAACGTCTTATGCAAACACGAATGAGTCGAACATATGGTATAAATTTCGACAGGACGGCCATGTATGATAGTGGTAACGTTTATAAGAACTCAATTCGTGTCGCTTTTGATTTGTATAAAAAGCGTAATGAGGAAGACGACGCCAAGTGGGGAAACCACGGGCGCCTGCTATTTTAATGTCGGAATCGCCGTTGTTGGCGTATGGTTACAGGTGTTACGAGTTGGTCATGGAGATCATTCCACCAGTAGACCCCTCTTTGAAGTTTAAGAATATTCGATTGTCTGATCGAAATATTAGAGCACCAGTACGTATATCGACTGGAATTCATTGGGAAGGTAATGCCATGCCACAACCATGCGGTTCTGATACGGAGACACTGATAGCGGGGGTGCGAAAGAGGGTTGGTACATACACCCCAGTTCCTAATAAAAATGTACTCGAGAAATTTCGCCAATTTACTCGAAAGTGGTTGCGGGAAAATATGATTCCATTAGTTCCCGACACTGACTTAACATTTGAAACTTTTCTGGAGGATACCAACTATCCCCTCTGGAAAAAAGAGTTGTTAAGGAAAGTCCAGGCGCAGATAGTTCATATAGAAGCAGACCCAAAGTATTTCAAACTTAAATCCTTTTGTAAGGCAGAGACATATCCGAAGTTCAAACACATGCGAGGCATAAATAGCCGCAGTGATGAATTTAAGTGTTGGAGTGGCCCTGTATTTAAGTGTATAGAAAAAGAATTGTTTAAGCACCATGCTTTCATTAAGAAGGTGCCGATAGATGAGAGGCCGGAATATATTTTTGAAAAAATATTTCGTGAAGGAGCCCAATATATCGCTACTGACTATACATCGTTTGAAGCATCATTTATTACCGAATTGATGGACGCTTGTGAGTTTGAACTGTATGACTATATGACTACTGAGTTGGTCTGCCACGATGAATTTATGCGTGTGGTCAGAGGTGTCCTAGGTGGCACGAACGTATGCCAGTTTAAGTACTTTAATGTAGAGGTGGACGGCAAACGTATGTCCGGGGAGATGTGTACTTCGCTAGGTAATGGTTTTACTAACCTTATGGCGATGCTATTTATCTGTGAAGAAAATGGTAACACAGGTGTTGCAGGTGTTGTTGAAGGCGATGACGGTCTTTTTACAATGGTGGGTCCCCCCCCCACAACTGAAATGTTTGCAGATTTGGGTTTAGTAATGAAATTGGAATTACATACTAAGCTTGAGGAAGCAAGTTTTTGTGGGATAGTTTTTGACCTAGAAGATAGGAAAAACATCACAAATCCGCTTGAAGTAATAGCTGACTTCGGATGGACTGGACGTGATTATGTCATGTCTAAGAGCGCAACGAAGAGAGCATTATTACGATGTAAAGCACTATCTTTTGCACACCAATATAAGGGTTGTCCGATAGTAGGACGGCTCGCCGAGTGCGCGATGCGCCTAACAGCCAACGGTAAAGACGTTGATATTGTTAAAATTCTCCAGTCCAAAGCACTTGCACAGTGGGACAGAGAGCAGCTACTCGAAGCCATGAAGCACAACCACCACACCTTGTATGAGGAACCCGGATTCGCAACCCGTGTTCTAGTGGAGAAGCTTTATGGGATTACTACACGTGACCAACTTATCATCGAAAAGTACTTTGAAGAAAAGACGGACTTAAGTCCGATTCGTTGTCCAACTTTGGACGAGTATTCGAATGTAATTTGGCAGCAGTATTGGGATGAATATGTCCGGCCTGCTGTTGGTGATATACGTCGTCCTGTGGGTGATTTCTTAATTCATTCGGGGCTCCAACCCCAGTTTGACATTAACGGTCGCACATTGATTGAAGGCAGTGTAGTATTCGGCTCCAATTGAAGAGTTTAAATTCAATACGTCATGGTTAATGACCTCGCGCCGTAGTACTGCGATGTGGGCTATAGTAGTGGAG